GTCAGAGGCCATCGTCATCAACTTTGTTGCGCTTAAGGGCGCTTCTAGCTGATGGCTTTGTTCGCTTTCAAGCGACTACGGGATCAGAAGGCTGCCGCGGAAGCGGCGGCCTCTGCCCCTGCTAAGACTGAACCCAAGACCACCACCCGCAAGGCCAATGGCAGTAACAATCGTCGCAACAGCGGGCGGGGCAAGCTCCAACAGCTACATGACTCTGGCGCAGGCTGACGCCTACGTTGAAGCCATGGTGCTGAGCACTGACGCTGCTAAATGGGGCAGCGCAACCGATGACCAAAAAAACCGAGCCCTGGCCACAGCTACACAGCGGCTAGACCGGGAAAGATTTTTAGGGGCCAAGGCAACCGATACGCAGGCGCTGGAGTGGCCGCGTACAGGTGTTAGGAAGCCATCGACGTACATAAACACATACGCAACGGGGTTCCCGTTTCGTATTGCCGACGATTTCTTCACTGATACAGAGATTCCCTCGCAGATCAAGCACGCACAGATTGAGTTAGCGGTCTACCTGCACAGCAACAAAGACGGCATCAGCCTGGGCGGTCTTGAGGACTTCAAGAGCATTCAAGTCGGCAGCATTTCGGTGGTGCCTGATAAGACCGGCTCAGTGGGAGCTGATCGGGTGCCGCCCATGTTTGAAAGGTATCTGCACAGCCTTAGAATTAGCGGACCAGGCAACATTGCTGTTAAACGGAGCTGATCATGGGCTATGGATACACGCCTGCCAAGGCCACGATCATCACAAACACAGCCGCGCACACCGGCAAGTTCTTCAAGATCATGGCGCTTGAGGATTCTGTGATTGCGTCAATGACGGCCGCCAACATCACAGAGAACGGCTCCGCCACTAAAGAAGCCATTGAGTTTGATACATCCGCCTGTATTGAGGGGCTGATCATCACCAGCATCACCCTGACCAGCGGCACGATCATCGCTTACGAGGCCTAATGGCACTTGGTGACATCCTGGCGGCAAAGCTGGCCCCGATCATCGGGGGAACGGTTCTTGGCGGCGATGTCACGATCCGCTTTGTGAGTGGCGGCAGTTACAACGCCACCGCGGGCACGGTGACCGAGACGGAATCCGACACAGCCATTAAGGGTGTTGTCAGTGAAGTGGCTCTGCGGGAGGCAAATGAGCTGATCCAAGCGGGCGACAAAAAGCTGACTATCTCAGCGGCAGATGTGGCCAGCGCACCGGAGACGAAGGACCGGGTGGTGATCAGCAGCATCGTCTACCAGATTATTCAGGTCGATAAGGAGGAGCTGAACGGTGTAGACATTGCTTACACCCTTTACCTGAGGGCCTAACAATGTCGGGTTTCCGTGAGCTTGGCTTTGACGACGTTGAGGACTACCTGAACCAGCTGGGGAACCAATTCGCTCAGCAAACCGTTTTAGAGGCTGACAAATTGCTCAAAGAAGCAACGCCCGCTCAAACCGGCAGGCTGCGGGCTAGTTGGCAGATTGGTCAAGATGCAATTAGTCAGGCATCTGAAGCCCCCGGCGAGTATCCAGAGGCGAAGGGCTCAAACATCCCCGGCATGAAGGGCACTAACTACCAGCCAGGCACTGAGACGATTGGCAACGTCTACAACATCCATAACGCCGTCGAGTATGCCGAGCCGGTCTGTATGGGGACCGGCCTGCCACCTTCATGGGGCGGCACTTTTAAGACCAAGCAAGCCACAGTGCCAGGCTTCCCTGAGATCATCACCAAAGAATTGCAGGTTGATTCGCAGAAACGTTTTAACGATGCTGTGAGGCAAGCACAGAAAGGGGGCATCATCTAATGGCAGCCGCAGACATCAATTCAGTTCGGGCCACGATCGAAGGGCGACTGGCCACTGAGTTGGCGAGCAGCCCTGCCATCCCGGTGGTGTTCCACAACATGGCTTATGAGCCCACACCAAACAGCTCCTGGGTTCAATGCCTAACCACCTTTGGGGCCAATCAATACCTGAGCCAAGGATCCACAACAAATTCCCAGAACCGGATCGTGGGCCTTGTTGTGTTCAACATCTTCAGCGGTAAAGGTGTCGGCCCTGGGGCCAACTTGGTGATTGGTAAACGAATTCGAGACCTTTACAATAGGGCCATCGTGTCGGGGGTTTTCTTCGACGCTCCCAATGGCCCAGAGGTGCTGGCCTCGCCAGAGCCCGAAGGCTATTTTCAAACTCAGGTCCGTGTGACCTTTGAATTCATCGAGGAACTCTGACCATGGCCACCCTTCGTGGAGAATCCGGCTCAGTTGAATTTGAGACCGGCAGCGGCAGTCTTGCCCAAGTTATAGGCACCCGCAGCTGGAGCCTGTCAATCACCAAAGAGACCCTGGACACCACCGTCCACGGCAACACTTTTCGCCAATTCACTGGCAGCTTGATCAGTGGCTCTGGCACTGTCGAGCTGGTTTATGACCCTGACGCCACTGGCCAGGCTGGCCTGATTGAGGATGTCATTAAAACTGGCGATACTGGTGACGCCTCGTTCGAGTTGTTCACCACTGGCAACACAAACGGCACGGATTCGGTTTCATTTGGTGGCATCATCACCGATATGGAGATCACTTCCACCGTTGGCGAATTGGTTGTCGCGACCTGCAATTTCATCACCACCAGCACCATCACTTCTAACCTTGAGTGATAAGGCTATAGTTTGAACGTATTGTTCAAGCTTTAAATGCCTGCTTCGACGCGATTTGTGGATGAGCTGGTTGAGGCATTTGACCTTAACCAGCGCCGCAAATTTGAAATGAAGTTGCCGTCTGGCAAAACTTGCGACCTCTATTTCAAACCGATTACGCGGGCCGATCGTAAAAAAGCCCAGCAGCTTGCAGGCAGTGAGGAGGCTCTAGACCTCAGCACACAGATGCTGTGCCAAATGGCAGAGCTGGAGGACGGCACCAAGGCTTTCGCGGCTGCTGACGTGGCCAAGCTCCAACGTAGGCTGCCTGAATCTGTGTTGAATGAAATTGAACTGTTCTTGTTTGGGCTTGGTGAGAACACCAGCCTGGAAGACGCAAAAAACGACTGAAGCAGGACAGCTGGACTTACTTTGAGTTTTTTCTGGCCTGCGAACTAGGGATGACAATCAGCAGGCTTCGCACCGAATTGACCGATGCGGAGCTTGTTCACTTTGCCGCGTACTTTGAGTTGAAGGCCGAGAAAGAACAACAGGCAGCGGATCGCGCAAAACTGCGGCGGCGGTAAACTGGGACGAGTTGGCTGGCTGATGTGGCTACTACTGTCCTTACAGCCAAGTTTGATTTTTCTCAGCCAAAGTCTGCGGCGAAGCAGACAGCGGCTCAGATGGAGCAGCTGAAAAATAAAGCCAAAGGCGCACAGGGACAGCTTGATAACGCCAGCAAATCTGCAAAAGGTGCAGGCGTTGCCTCTGCATTTTTGGGCAAGGCATCAGCAGGCGCTGTCCCAGGTGTTGCAGCTCTGGGCACTGCTCTGAAAGCAGCCTTGGGGCCTATTGCTCTGCTGACATCAGCGGCGGGCGTTCTCACCTCTGCCTTCTCCACCTTGGCCCAGCAGGACTTTGCTGAGGCGAAGGTGCGCACGCTTGGCGTCAATAGTGAGGAACTAAAAGGGCGTTTGAGTGCTGTAAGCCGTGAGTTGGCGGGTCAGGCCAGCGTTGTCGAGCTGACTGCGGCTGCGTATGACGTGGCTTCTGCTGGCTTTAATGATGCGGCCTCTGCCTCCCAGGTGCTGAAGGCTTCGAGCCTGGCAGCCACTGGTGGATTCTCTGACCTGAACACCGTGGCAGATGCCACTACGTCAGTTCTGAACGCTTACGGCTTGGGGGCAGAAGAAGCCACACGCATCACCGACCAGTTCATTCAGACGCAAAACGACGGCAAAATTGTCATCGGCCAATATGCGGCCAACATTGCCAAAGTCGCGCCGGTTGCATCAGCCCTGGGTATTGGCCTGGATGAAGTGAACGCCGCAGTGGCTCAGATCACTGGCACAGGTACTGGGGCAGAGGTCACATTTACGGCACTCAAGACAGCATTTGCCCAGCTGGCGTCTGGTGGTGTCGGAGAAAAACTAAAAGAGTTTGGAGTCACCATCGACGCCAACACCATTGCGGCCGACGGCTTTGTCGGAACCTTGAAAAAAATTAGAGACTCTGGAGCGGATACTGGCGCGATTCTTAAGGCGTTCGGCACAGAAGCAGGTCCGGTCTTGCAACCCCTGCTGAATGACTTCGATAAGCTCAACAAGCTGGTAGAGAACCAGCGCAACGCTCAAGGCGCAGCAGCAAAAGCAGCGTTTGAAGCAGGCGACACCATCAACGGTGCTTTGAAACGTTTGCAGACATCATTTACAAATCTGTTCGCCGATGGTTCAGAACTTGGCTTGCTGTTAAAAGGCACATTCCAAGTGGCTGCTGTCACTGTCGAAGTGTTTACGGCTGCAGTGAAATTACTTTTGGCCCCGATTCGGGGAGGTGCGCAAGGAATCGCACGCTTCTTTGAGGCAATGTCTCCATTTGGTGAAAATATAAACCTGGCTTATGAGCTTGAGAAAGGGTTCCAGTCGGTGATGGGCGGCATCGATTTTGCGACTAAAGCCATCACTGGGTTTTTCAGTGTTTTAAGTGAGGGCCTTTATACCGGCATCGGTAACGTCCTGAATTTTGTAAACTCGATTCGGGAAGGTATCGCAGGAATTTTCAGTGGATTAGGCCAGGTTATTAAAGACACGCTGACGGCAGCTTATGACAATCTGCCCGAACCAATTCAATTCATCATTAAACAGGCTGGAGCAGGTTTCCAATCTGTCGGAAATTTCCTAGGCGGGATGGTTTCTGGTGTCACTGAAAAACTTACAGGTGTTGCCACAGAGGTGACGACCGCAGTCGGAGGCACCGTTCAAGAGTTGGCCAAGATCGGTGGCGCTGTGCAGGGTGGCGGAACCCAGCCGGTGACGGCGCAAAACGCTATTCAGCCGACAAATAACCTTCTTGGAGGTGGGGTCAGTGGTGGAACTAAACCAACGAAAGACGAAGAAGCTGAACGACTAGCTCGAATTGCAAAGGCCCACGCAGACGACATTCGAGCCTTAGAGCAAAAAACTCTGCTTGCATCAGCTCTAAACAAAGAAGAAAAGCAAAAATTTCAAAGGCAGATTGAAATCGCTGAAATCCTCAGAAATGAAGTTGGCCTCAATGAGCAGCAACTAAAGGCCAAGCTAGACGCAACCACTGCCCTTCATGAGCAACAGGACGCTACACAAGCGCTTATCGAGGCAAACAAAGAACGGTTAGAGCAGGAAAAAGAAGTTGCCGAAAAAGGGAAAGCCATTGCCGATCTATACACAGGCATTGGGGACTCAATCAAATCAGGCGTCACCGACGCAATCAAAGGCGCTATTGATGGCACCAAGTCCCTGGGTGAGGCGGCCAGCAGCATCCTCAGCAACATTGGCGATCAGCTGATTTCTTTTGGCATTAACAGCATATTTGGCGGCTTGGGCGGTGGCGGTGGAATCCTTGGCAGCCTGTTTGGCGGCGGTAGGGCCAACGGAGGCACTGTTCAGGGTGGTAGGTCTTATGTGGTGGGTGAGCGTGGCCCTGAGCTGTTTACACCCGGCCGAACCGGTAGCGTTGCCCCCAACAGCGCCATGGGCGGCAACATCAGCGTGAACGTCAACGTGGACGCTTCCGGCTCTGCTGTTCAGGGCGACGGTAACGAAGGCGCTCAGCTGGGCAAGGCCATTGGGGCTGCAGTACAACAGGAGCTGATGAAACAAAAACGGCCTGGTGGCCTTCTCGCTGGCGTCTGATGGCTTCTTTCCCTTCGTCTGACACGATCAAGCCCACCTACGGTTTGGTCAAAACAAGCAAGCCGAACACCCGCAGGGTTGTCTTCGGGGATGGCTACGAAGCCCGCATTATTTTTGGCCTGAATCAAAACCCCAAGGCTTACCAGCTGACCTTTGAGGTATCCGAAACCGACGCGGACACCATCGAAGATTTTCTTGATGCACGCGCCGACGATTCAGCCTCCTTTGATTTCACCCCGCCAGGTGAGGCATCTAGCTCAAAGTTTGTTTGTGAAAGCTGGAGTAAATCAATTCCCTACCTGAACCGGGCCACAATTCAGGCAACTTTTCGCCAGGTATTTGAACCCTAATGGCTTACACCGCATGGGCCGCCAGCACCGCATTTTCGATCGGCGATGTCCGACGAGCCACCACGTTGCAGGTCTCTGGCCTTGTTTTCAAATGCACGACCGCTGGCACCTCAGGCAGCTCAGAGCCCCCCTGGGCAACAATTATTGGCGATACGGTCAATGACAATACTGTCGTTTGGACTGCGATCAGCAGTGTCTACGAGGAGCTAAGTGTTTTGGCACCTAGCGCAATCATTGAAATGTTTGAGCTGCATTTAGACGCTACCTTGCATGGCAGCTCGGATGTTTTCCGTTGGCACTCAGGTGTCAATGATCAGGTGACCGGAAACCTCGTCTGGAATGGCAACACATACACCAGGATTCCGATCCAGGCGGACGGGTTTGAATTTAGGAACACCGGCACGCTCCCCCGGCCCACTTTGACCGTTGCAAATACTGATAGCTCTGTCACGGCTTTGTTAATTTTGGTCAATGCCATAACCATCGGCAACGATTTAGCAGGGGCCGAGTTGCGCAGGATTAGGACGTTGAAAAAGTTCCTTGATGCTGCCAACTTCGCTGCAGGCAACGCCGACGCAGACCCTTATGCGTCAATGCCAGAGGAGAGATATTACATAGACAGGAAAACTTCAGAGAGTCGAGAGGCAGTAGTTTTTGAGCTGGCATCTAAGTTCGATTTGGCCGGGCAGAAAATCCCAAAACGTCAGTGCATTGCCAACGTCTGTCAGTGGGAGTACCGCAGCAGTGAGTGCAGCTACACCGGCAGCAACTTCTTCGACATCAACGACAACGCTGCAGCCACACTGGCGCAGGACGCTTGCGGGAAGCGGTTGAGTTCTTGCAAGCTCAGGTTCGGCGAGAACGGTGAGCTGCCTTTTGGATCATTCCCTGGGGTTGGTTTGACGCAATGACCCTCCCTGTAAAGATCAGGAAACAGGCCTTGGCTCATGCGGTTGAGGAGTATCCAAACGAATCTTGTGGCCTGATCATTGTCGTCAAAGGCAGAAGGCGTTACTGGCCCTGTAACAACCAAGCGGAAACGCCTGACGAGCATTTCATCATCGATCCCCTGGACTATGCCGCCGCAGAGGACAAGGGCGAGGTGATCGCAGTGGTTCATTCGCATCCGAAATCAAACCCAGCCCCTTCGCAGGCTGACCGCGTGGCCTGTGAAAAATCAGGGCTGCCCTGGCACATCGTCAACCCTTTGACAGAGCAGTGGGGCTACTGCGAGCCAGAGGGGTTTGAGCTGCCCTATGTAGGCCGTGAGTTTTCTTTTGGCGTTGTTGATTGTTGGACTTTGGTCCGTGACTTCTACCAGCGCGAATACGGAATCGCGCTGCATGACTACGACCGCAGGTATGGTTTTTGGTTGCGCGGCGACAACATGTATGTTGACAACCTGCCAAATGAAGGCTTTCGCCCTATCCCAGTTGAGCAGGTGCAGCCCGGTGATCTAATCCTGATGCAGCTGGCTTCGCCGTTGCCAAATCACGCGGCGATCTATTTAGGCGATCAGTTGATTTTGCACCACATCCAGTGCCGCTTGTCTTCCCGTGATGTCTATGGCAGGGGATACTATGCGAACAACACGGTTAGCGGCTACAGGCATGAAGACCGTTAAGGTTTACGGCAAGCTGCGCGAGCTGCTAGGGCAGTGCCGCTTTGAGCTGAACGTCAGCACACCGGCCCAGGCGTTTAAGGCGTTGCTGGTCAACTTTCCGCAGCTGGAGCGTTTCATCCTGGATTCCGAAAAAGACGGCATCAGCTACCGGATGATGGTTGGCCGTCAGCACATTGGTGAGGAAAATTTTGGGGATCTCTCGTTGCCGTTTGGTGAGCGCGAGGTGTTCAGCATTGCACCGGCTATTGCAGGCGCTGGCGGTAACTTTGGCCGCATCTTGCTAGGCGCTGGCTTAATCGGCGCATCGTTCCTGTTCCCTGGTGCCGGTTTGTTTGGCACTCAAGCATTAGGTGCTACAGGTGCGGCTGGTCTTGCAGGTACAGGCATTGCAACCACAATCGGTGTTGGCTTAAGCGCCGTCGGTGCTGGCTTGGTGTTGGGCGGTGTGGCTGAAATGATCTCACCAACCCCAGAGCCACAGCAAAGAAAAGAGGCGGAGCAGCTGGAGTCCTTCACGTTTAGCGGAATTGTGAACATATCCAGGCAGGGAATCCCTGTTCCTGTTGTCCTTGGCCGCGCCTACGCTGGCAGCGTGGTCATCTCCAGCGGTCTGGACGTGGTGTGATGAAAGTAATTCGCGGAGCTTTCGGTGGTGGTGGTGGTAGCTCTAAGCCGCGTGTCCCTGAAGAAGAAAATGATTCGCTCTCGTCGGTTCAGTTTGCCACTGTGCTAGATGCAATCAGTGAAGGAGAGATTGAGGGCATTGAAGGCGGTGCCAAGGGTGTCTATTTAGACGGAACGCCCCTTCAAGATGGTGCAGGAAAGAATAACTTCACCGGCTACACGCTCACTACTAGGGACGGCACTCAGGCGCAGTCATACATTTCAGACCGTGCAGGGGTAGAGAGCGAAAAAAATGTAGGCCTTGCGGTTGTTAAGGCGACTCCAATTACAAGGCAAATAACAGACACTGAAG